ACAGTTCGCTACTTACGCGTCCGTGAGCCATATTATTGCGGCGGAGACTCACGATTTGCCTTCCGCCGATGGATTGATGCTCGATGCCGTTCAGCTTGGCGTAAATTTCAACCGCTATCAGCGCCAAGTTATCCCCTTCTCACTGGAAGAGGTAGATGAACACATCAAGGGCATGACATTTTGGATCACTCGCGCCAGGGAAGCCTCAGAAGAAGGGTACTTTCCTGCGAATGAAGAGTCATGTGGCAATTACGGTGGCTGTGAATTCCGTGAAATCTGCTCCAAAGCACCTGCCCGGCGGCAAGATTACCTCCGCGGGCACTTTGTTAAGAAAATCTGGGACCCATTGAGATCAAGATAATGAATGATATAGTAACGAAAGATGACCTGCTCGACATAATCAACACTCCACAACCCGAAAGGAGCACCACCATGAACACAGTTTCCGAATCCCGACAAGTCAACCGCCTTTCTGAAGGAGGAGGAGCGAAAGTCGCTGTAGACAAACCTACCTCCCTCAGTGATGCTGTCAACGAGATGGACTCAGTATCTAACCGACTGGCTACCTTGCTTGCGCGTGTAGCCGGGCACGACCAGGAATCTCCAAAGGCAGAACCACCACACCATATGACTCTGGCTGCCTTGCTTTCAGATGGCCCCTCTTTCATTCGTGAGAAGGTGTCCATCCAACAGCAACGCCTGGATGAAATCGAAAGCATCCTTTTCGGTTAGCGTAGTCATTTGACAAATCACGACCGTTGTGATAGAATGGTCAATTAACTCAGAAATGGGAGGACAGAAATGTCTAAGCTTACAGTAGAAACAACCGCTCCATTTATCAAGATGATGTTCCTCGGCTACTCTGGCGAGGGTAAATCTTCCGCTCTTGTTCCACTCTCTATTCCCGGCTTCCGTGATGGTCCAGGCTATGAACTTCGTTGGTTGGACTTTGATGGAAAGGCAGAAGAAACGATACGCTCTACTCTGGCTCGCCTTCGTCGGGAAAAGAAAATCACTGACGAGCAGTACAAAATCGCCTTGACTGAAAACAATGACGTTATAAAATGCACCGAGTCAACTGGTATTGTATCTGCTCGTGAAGGTAAGAAGACTATCAAGAAGATTGGTGTCTCTGGTCCTGCGACATCCTGGCCCAATGCGGTTAAAGCCCTCGGTGCTTGGGAACGCTCGTGGGACGACACCAAGATTCTTATCGTTGATTCCTTCACCTTTGCTGTTCAAGCTATGGTCAAGTACGACCAGGAATTGAATGGACGAGCTAACCAAACCCTCAAGTGGCAAGAGTTTCAAGGCCCGCAAGCTATGGCTGAGACTCTTATGACACTTGCTGGCGATTTGCCTACCAACGTAATCGTTACTGGCCACCAGGACCCCCTGGAACTTTATAAAGCTACGGACCAGAAAGACGACAAGGGTGTGCAGGTCGAAGAATTAGTGGATACCTTAATGGTTCCTATCTCGATTGGTCGAGCCGGGCGTATGAAGTTGCCTGCTCGTTTTAATCATCTCCTGCTTGCGACTTCCGAAGGTGCAGGGGATGCTACGAAACGGTGGATTTACACCAAGTCTCGCAAAGGGGTAGTGACTAAGACCCCATACTTCGGTACCTGTGAGGGTCGATACCCGATTGAAACTGGGCTCGTTGACTACTTTAAGATACGCGACCGCCTCGCAGGTGAAGGCTAACCAAACCAACTGAGAAGGAAACAAGCTATGCCTAAGATTAAATCCAAGTGGCAGCAAGCCCTTGACACACTAACTCCTGCAAAGCGTAAAAGCATCCTTGGTGATGCCCAGCGTCTGCGTAGGGAAACCCTGATCATTCCATTGCAGTCTGGTCGCAAGGCCAACGTCAATAGAAAGTCTGTCTTGGTCTACTTGAAGTCTCAGTAGACCCGAGCCAAACCGTATTGCTACTTGGATTCGGGCAAAGTAGCAATACCCTAACTCCCGCCCGTAATAACTAACGAGGATAGACAGATGCCATCTGTAAACGACCTTTTAAAAACTAGCGGCTCGACCTTCAAGGCTCCGCCCCGCTTCCCTGCTGGTAACTATATCGTAGCCATTCAAGGCTATGAGATGCTGCCGTTTGCATGGAAGAACTCCGGTGTGTACGGTCTGGCTTACGTGCCTACTGTGCGTTGCATTTCCAGTGTTGAAGCCGACGATGACTCCAACCCTGAATTGCAGGCAGACCAGCAAGCTGGCCTGGATACCTACGGTAACTGGACGGAGAAAGACTTCCACTTCCAGTACAAGGATAAGGAGTCCGGCGAGAACCGTGCGACTGTTTCCGAAATCAACTTCCCCCTCATCGAGACTGATGAAGATGGAGATGCTCTTGGAATCTTCGAGAAGTTCGCCTGGCGCTTCTTCATGCGCGAAGATGACGGAACCGAAACTGGCTTCGTTGTTGACGTTCTGGGTATGTCTGATCTGGCCGAGAAAGAGCTGGGCGACATCATGGAAGACACCGTTGGTAAGCAGTTCATGGTGCAGTTTGACTATGAGCCTAACCAAGACCCGAGCCGTCCGCCGAACTTTGTGATCTCTAGCATCACCTGCTTGGCTTAGGTTTTTCGACCTGAGTTCCTTTCCCCTTCGGGGGAGAGGGCTTTCAAGGGAGGGTCTTTGTCGTGGCAGTTTTCCCCAACTGCCTACAGTCCCGAGCGATAAGGGCCTTCCACTTGAGAGTGCAGCAGCAACACATGGCTAGCGGGTTTTCACTCCTAAGGTTTTCCTGCTTGTGCTGCTGCGCTCTCTATACTACAGACCATTAACCTATTACGGAGCTAATAATGTTCTCAAACCGAGTAGTCCTTGTTCCCCTGTCTGACGTAGTTATCGAGCGAGATAAACGCCAGCGCACCTCCATCACTCCGGAGTCTGTGCTTGAACTGGCTGAATCTATCGGCACCAGTCAGTGGATCGCACCCATTCTGATCGACCAAGATACTAACCGAATTGTAGCTGGCGAACGTCGCTTCACAGCCACAACCCTTCTCAACGATGCTGTCAACGGAAACTATTCTTCCTTTGACGACCCTGACGCAGCGAAGCTAGTCCTCTACCCGGTCCAGACTTGCAAGGTAGAATCGTGGCACAACTGGTCGAAGATACCTGCCCAGCTTGGTAGCAACTTCACCGATCTTGACCTGCTTTCTTACGAGTTCATCGAGAACCACCAGCGTTTGGACTTGACTTGGCAGGACAAAGCCAAAGCGGTCTACCAACTCCACGCCGAGGGGATCAAAGTCGAGGGCGGTAAATGGAACAACGCCAGGAGCGGTAAGTCAACCGGGCTGGATCATTCCACTGTAGCCAAGTACCTGAAGGTCTGGCGTCCGATGGAGGATGAACCGACACCAGAGGTCAAGCTCATCGTCCGGGAGTCACCCACTCTCAATGCAGCCCTTCAGTCTTTGACTCGCTATATCAGTCGCAGACAAGATGATGTCGTTTCACTCAAGAACACAGGTATTTCTGTTGAAAGTGCCGATGACCTGCCAGAGCTTACCCTGGGAGGTGATGGTCCGAATCCTATCCCTCGGCCTGGACCTGCTCCCGGTACACCGAAGCCTTTAATCGGTGGCTTAGACTCTCTTGACGATGGGGAAGAGTGGGAAAATTTGGGCGAAGAACTTTCGTTTGCTGAGACAATCATGTTCCACGATAACGCGCATGAGTGGGCAGCCGCATACAAAGGCGAAGCATTCAACTTCATTCACTGCGACTTCCCTTATGGTATCGACTTCAACACTGGCCCGCAAGGGAGGTCAGTTGATGCTCAGTTGACTGGTGATTACGATGACAGCCCCGAAGTATATTGGGACTTGCTTAACACACTTGCTGCCCATCGAGAGCGTCTGATTGCTGAGTCTGCGCATGTGATGTTCTGGTTCTCTCAAAACCTGGAAGAAGAAACGAAAGCGTTCTTCCGCGAAGTCTTTCCCGATGCAACAGTCCAGACATTCAAACTGATCTGGCACTGTTCAGATGGTGACGGTATTGTACCTGACCCTCAACGCTATGGTCGCCGGACTTATGAGACTGCTATGCTCCTTACCTTTGGCGACCGCAAGATCGTGTCTCCGAAAGCTCTCAGTGTGGCTGCCCCTCGTGGTGCGAAGTCCCGTATCCACCGGAGCATGAAGCCTCCTCAAGTCCTTCACCATTTCATGAGCATGTTCGTGGACGATGCAAGCTCTGTCCTCGATCTAACTGCTGGCAGTGGTTCATCCCTGCTTGTTGCTCACCAGCTTCGGGCCAACAGGATCGTCGGCCTTGAACTTGACGAAGAGAACTACCACGCTGCTGTCAAGTTTCTCAATGAAAGACAGGATGTTATCAGCCTTTAGGAGATCAATGCTATGTTGAAACGTAAGTATAAACCAGAGACTAGGGAAGAACGGATAGAGAAGGCAAAGCGGTCAGTCCACAACCGGGCATTCCTGAACCGCCAGTTTATAGGGTGGAGCCAGGTAATCTGGGAAACCTGGAAGGCTGCCATGCTGGAGGTGCGGGGCAAGGATAAAGGAGATGCACCATGAGTCACCACGGCCAGCACCCTGAAGACCTTGAGCCTCTGATTAAGGAGCTGCAAGAACACCAAGAGCGCCTGAAAGAAAAGTTTCCTGACGGGAAATTAACTGAGTCAGATGAAGGCGCGCTGGCCTTTTCTGTCTCTACAAAAGGAGATAAAGTAGTAGTCATCTTTGCCGAACCGACAACATGGCTGGGAATGACAGGAGATCAAGCTGCCGCGCTGGGGGCAATATTAATACAGCGTGGTAAAGAAGTAGGCTTAACCAAACCATTAACTATCACACTTTAAAAGGAAACACCATTATGTTACTTGGAGTAACCGATACAGAAACCACCGGAATAGTTCGTGACTTCCGCAGCCCTGATGCACCATACTTGGCTTCGATTACAGCTATCATCTACGACACTGACACCCAGCGTGTTCAGGCGTCCTTCAACACCATGATCCAGCCTGTTGATTGGGATATGCCTCCCGAAGCTGGTGCAATCAACGGTCTGGAAACCGAGGTACTTGCTGCCTATGGTCTGCCTATCGAGCTAGTCTTGCCTGTTGTGATGGAGTTGTTCCGTCCAGTAGATGTTATTGTCGGCCACAACATTGCTTTCGACATAAAGATGTTGGCTTCTGGACTCTACCGTTGTGATATGCTCGACGACCTCGACAGCATTCTTGGCAAGGAAGT